CGGCTTGAGCTTCTCGATCGCCGTATCGATGAGCGGCCAATGCAAATCCGCGGCCTTGGGCCAGGGCTTATTGGTACGGCGCAATCCATGATGGCGTAACTCATACCACCGCGTCTGCCTTATCTCCCACGGGCTACGTTGGCCAACGGCCTCAACAATCTGGCCCTGCAACGAACTCCGCTGTTTTTCGCTCATCATAAATGTATGCCCCTTTCCTACCCCCCAACCTCACATCCAGCAAGCGGAGACCCGGTTTCCTCAACCGGACCTATCTCATCCTCCATCCTCTCAAGCAAGCTCCTTCCATCCTCACCCAACGCTTTCAGGTAATCATCCATCCGCTTCCCGCCACCACCGCAGAAGGCCAATACCATTGCATCCGCACGGTCAGGGCTATTCACCCCACGGGAGCGCAGTTCGTCTTTGCCTTCGAGCGTGAGCTTCCCCTTACCATTCGTCCGCACCTTCCTGCTCACGAACTGCTGCAATAGAATCTCGTCCGTACCCACCGGCCCGAGATTCACCTTCGCTTCCTCCACCATCCGCCCGAACTCAATCCACATCTCAGCCGCCCGGTTCACGAACTGATCATCCCGAATGGCCCGCTCCCCGAAGTTCACCCTCCGCACATCCCATCCCTCAGACCGGAGCGCATCACACATCACAACCCCCATTCCACCCACATCCGCATAGATATCAGCAGCCTTCAGATTCCACTTCCTAAACTCAGACACAAACCTACCCACACTGGCCATCGTGTCCTTATCCCTCCACCGGATCAGGCTCTTAACCGTATTACCCTGGCGTATTACCAGAACACTCTCATCCCCGCCGGCCGAGAAATCACAGCCCGCGGTCAACGGCTGGCCCTCGCTATCCTCCTTAGGTGGGCCACTAACCACCTTCTGCCAATCAATCGTCTTCACCGCCGTCAGGCTCCCATCATCCTCCATGAACTCCGCATAGATCATCGACCTCACAAGCGGATGACCCTCGCCCCACCTAGCGAACTGATCATTGATCCACTCCTGCCGGATATGCGGACAATCAAACGCCGTCACCGTAAACGTATTCCACTTCCCGTCATTGCGCCGGAACACATCGTAGAAATAGCCGCTGCTCCCACCGGGGCTACTCATCAACAGCGTTCGCGTTGGCTGGCACCGCTCCATCGACTGGAATATCCCGTCCGGCACCGCCTTCGCCTCATCCACAATATACAGCAAATCATTGCTCGGACCCTGCACATGCCAGCCCTCCGCCTTCTCAGGGTTGCTCGCACTAAACCCTATGCATCTACTCACCAGCTCCTGACCATCCACCTTCTTCGGATACACATAGCGGATCTCGCCGTCCTTCACAGAGAACCCATTCTCCTCGCCACCCAATCCATTGATCATCTTCCGAAGGTGCGGCCACAACGCATCCGCCACCTGTCGGTACACACCAGCCGTACATACCACAAGGCTCCCCGGCCAGCGAAGCATGTGCCAGACCACCGCGCTCGCGGCTACCATGCTCGTCTTGCCAGAACCGTTAGCAGCTTTGAGGGCTACCTTGGAATGCTTCTCGTTCAACGCTCCCAGCACCTTCTCCTGCCACGGGTACACATCGCGAAGCCCTAACATCATCTTAGGGAAGTTGGCCAAATGTTGTGCCTCCTCCAATAGCTTACGCTGCTTCCATGCAGGGATATGCGAACCCATTCCTAGTGAAGGGGATTTCTTGCGTTTAATTTGCTTGACACTCATAAAATTAGGTTAGGTACGGATGGGGGGTATGAGGTAGACCCCACCCCCCGCCTGGGGTCGTCCCCCCTCCCGTGGTCCTATTACCATATCTCCTATTCCTATACCCTATTCCTATTCCCTATTCTATTTAGATTGACCACCGAATGCGCCAAGTAGATTGCCGCTTACCGATAGTTCCTTGCCGCCTTTGCCGGTGTGTTCAAGCTGTGCTCGGGCAACGTACCCACGGGTGCGTTCGAGCATCCATCCAGCCGCTTGCCAATTGGCTTCCCCGCTCATGATCTTCCTTTGCAGCAATAGCTCACCCTCCGCCCGCGCTTGATCAAGTTCCTTCCTGAAAGCCGGGTTGGCGTTGATCCATCGCGCCCATTGGGTTTCACTAGATGAGAAGCCACACAGCATCGCGATGCGCTCAATCGGCATGCCGTATCGCGCCGCTTCCATCGCCTTGTTTTTTGTATCGGGTGACAAAAGCATTTTAGTGCCCCTTTCCCTCTTTGCTCGGAGTCTCGGCTTACCCTCAGACATTGCATGTCCGACCCCCAAAGCGGTCGCCAGGTTAACCTCTAATTTTTTTTTTGCACCCGCTTTCGCCATGCCTGCCCATAGCATTTTCCCATTCCCTTGTATTCCCGAGTTGACTTGTCTCGTGAACCGTCGCATTTTCTCCCTGCGCTCCGATATCGGGGCATCCAAAAAATCATGAAACTACGAATCCCCGCCCGCTTCCACGGCCCGCTCTGCCTGCTTGGCTTTGCCGCTTTAATGGCCATCCCTGCAATCGCTGAATGGATTGGAGGTTTGCTTTGAAATATCGCTTGGGCTTCTCAATCGTCGCCAGCTTTTCAGGAGAACATCCCGACTTGTCCGAGTGGCATCCCTGCGAAACCACTCTCTCGGATGTTGTCCGCCAGTGGCCCGGAGGCAAAGTCGAACCGTCCGAACCTTTCGACTCCGAATACAATTACCTTGCCCGCGAAGGTTCGCTTTCACGCGAAATTCTTGATCGCTTGGACGATGTCCGAGGTGAGACCCGCTTTCAGATTTGCCGAAAGCTTAAAGAGCGGTTCGGAAGAGAGGCTTTTTGGGCATGTATCTCGGACGTCCAGATGTCGGGAATCTTCGACCGTCAGACCGCTTTTCGGTTCCTCGATTCGATCGGCGCGGGATTCGAGACAACTCAGACTATGGGAACCATCGGTGGGCCATTGGGCCACTGGTGTCCTGACTTCGCGTTTAACGTGGAGTCCCAAGTCCTGATTTCGTCCATCCGAGTCACTCCGATTCTTTGCACGGTGTCCGAGTCTGGAGAACTCGAACCGGTTCGCCCACCGTCCGAGAGTCAATGGGATCGGTTCGCCGATCTCTTCACGCGGTTTGACTGCTTCGACCTTGCGCGTCAGGGACGGGCAATTGACTCCCACTGATTCCCCGTCCGGTGACTTGGGGAAAACTCCGAGTCATCTGGCGGGCAATCACTGCCCGATTTAAAACACCATGAACTCCCAATACCTCACCTCATACTTGACCGAGAACGCCTCCCGGGGCCTTGGCAAAGGTCTCACCGTCCAGTCTTATCTGGCCTCCAAACTTCAAGGCAAAGCCAAAAAATATTCGATGGGCTACGTCAAATCCCTGAAGCGGTCATGCGAGCGCGTCGGAGCGGTTAAAGGCCCCTCGTTTGGGGGCAGTGTCGCCTATTACCCTGAAGCCTGAACGCCCAAACATCATGCAAGCCATCCATTCAAAATACATCCCCGCAACCAACCATAAGGGATCGCGCATCAAGGCGACTTGTGAGCGCGGTTCAATCACCATCCCTTATCCGCACGAGTTGTCCGGTGACTCCGTCCATCGACTGGCGGTGATGAAACTCGTTTGGAAATTCCTTGAGGAGGACCACGCGAAGAATGGGACCACGCCAGAGGCAAATCCTTGGAGTCGTGATTACTCCAGTGGAACTCTTCCAGATGGGACCATGGCTCACGTTTTCCTTCATTGAACCGATGAAGCCACTTCTTCGCGTTCTCGGTTATCTCGGGCTTTGCCTCCTCTTTACCCTCCTCTTGGTTCTCTCCGCGCTCGCTGGTAACTAAGCTCAGCTCATCACCACGGCCCACAGGAACACCCTGTGGGTCTTTTCTTTGCCCGTGTGGTCCATCACCCCGCTTGCCCGCTTCCTTCCTTCCTAGGGCAAAGCCCGCTTGCCTCATGAGTAGGCCATCGATTCGTTCCCTTGTGTGTGGGTTCCTTCCTTCCTTGTCACTGGTCACCCCTTCCTCCCTTTGCCAATAGTGTCGCGCCAGGATTTGCCAATAGCGCGCCAGGATCCGCCCTAGGACATCCAATGTCTCACCCCGTTACACCCGGCTCATGTGCCCCTCATGTGCGCCCCGCGGCCCCCTAACCTCATGGTGCGGTATTCCAGGATTCCCATATGCCATACGAATTTCGGAATTCGGAATCCCAGAATCGGGAATCGGGAAATTCGGAATCATGGTGCGGTCGAGTAGGCCAAACCAAGCAGTCTTGTTCTAAGCGTTCGCACCCCCGTTCCGGTCCCTACACTCCATCCGAGCATCAAACACGCTCCTAGGCCCATCCCAGCTCCAGCAATCCGCATCCCCGATCCACCACCACAACCACCTACCACCTGACACTTCGTAATCAGTTGGGGTTCCTCAATAAATGCCGCCGCCGCGGGGGGCGTAAGTCCCCCAGAGCGTAGCGGCGATGCATTTATTGACTCCCTTTTAAGGGAGTACTAAGACTCCCTTTTAGGGGAGGTAGCGGGGGGGGCTGAGAACTTTCTGCTACCGTAGTCGGAAGTTCCTTTTGGATACTTGACGGGTGTCTTGAGACATGTGACCTTGGTTCTCTCATGAGTTACTTAGACAACGGTTCCACCTTACGCGCCATGTTCCGCCTGACGCCGCCGATGCGGCACGATGCCGATCCCACGAGGTCCGAGGTTGTGGCCTACATCCGCGAGAATCTGAGGTGTGAATTGGGCCGTGCGATCCGTGCGTTTGATTCGATGCGCCACCTGAAGAGCGCGGTGTTGATATACGATCGTATCCATCGCCAGTGGCGTGGATGTGATTGGGTTCCTGCCGAGGAGGTGGATAAGATATCACTATTGATGAGTGTTGTTACGGAGTTGAAGCGTGATATATCGTCATTGAGATCGGAGCTTCGGAAGGTGAAGAACGAGATGGTATCGTTGCGCCGGCGCAAGGGCGGCAGGAAGGAGGATGAGGAGGTGGCCGACTCGGAGGATGATTCGGAGCCTAAGCCCGAGCAGCAGCAAGCCACTCCCAAAACGGAAGCGGCTATTCGCGAGGATTATCTTAAGTATTGGAATAACATCAACGAGAGCCTTTACCCCGAGGAAAAGGTTTCTTCTCCTTCAACTCCGCCCCAGTCATTAGCATCGGATTCCACTGATCCCACAGAATGCCCTTGGGAGAATGCTGAAGATGAAGTGAGTTAGACTGGAGCCGCGATCCGCGCTTGCAGAAGGCTAGCTGGAAGCGTCGAGGCTTGAACTGGCCTACCTCATGGAGAACGGCTATCTCCCGCGCCCAGTTGGCGAGTTCGGAGGAGCCGAAGCCTGAGTGGGCCAGTTCCATTGTGGTGAGTGGTTCGCCGCCATCCTTGCGTTGGGGCTTGGCTACATGGTGCATCCAGATCCAAGCGACCTTGGTTTCCTGAAGGATAGGCTGGAGCTTGTTGCGCAAGAACACGCTGACCTCGCCCTGGTCGCTGAGGTCACCGCCGAAGTAGCTGAAAAGTGGATCAGCCACGATGACATCGAGCTTGGATTTGTGGATGAACCGGCGGGCGTAGGCGAGGAACTGATCGCCTGTGCGGACGGCTTCGGTCCTAAACTCTAGCTGTTGCTGGAGCATCTTCATGTCGCTCGCGCTAAGGTTGAGTCCGAACCCTACGCCCTGGAACGCTTCGGCGAGGTCGCCCTTGTCGTTCTCGGCTTGGATTACGCCGATCTTGAGTGGCTTGACCGGGGTGATGCCGAAGAAGTCCTTGCCGAGTGCCCATTGGATGACGATCTGCATCATCAGGGATGACTTCCCGATCCCGGTACCACCGCTGACGATCATGGAGGAGCCGCGGGTGAGCCAGCGTTTGCCGATCAGGTTGTCTGGATCGTTGGATGAATCAAAGGACATGAGATCCTTGATCGAGACCACCGTGGATTGATCGTCATCGGACTCGCGGGAGGTGAGGTAGTCCTCCCATGAAGCTGATCCAATGTTAGTGGCCAACAGCTTTTGTTGTGAGGTGGGACTACGCCATGCGCCGGGGAGCCGGGAGTAGCGCGATGGGTTCTTGTTCTTGGCATCGACTCCAGGGATGAGCGAGTAGATGAGATCCCGGCGGGCGTCCCATTCTTTGCGGTTGGGAGCATCGACGCGGACCCAGGCATGGATGGACTTGTTACCGCTATCGATGAGTACGGTGATGGGTAGGCCGGAATCTCGGAAGAGCTTCTCCTGTTGGTCCTTGGGCTTATCATCGAATTCGACCAGGACATGGCGGTACGCGCTGATGTCGTTGTCGGAGCCGCTGTAAAGGTTGGGCTTGAAGGGATTGATGCGGACGAAGATCCCCTCGCGTTCCTGTGAGAGTATGCGGGATGCCGGATCATCGAAGCGGGCGATCCATTCCTCGATTGTTATGAATGATCCAGCACTGACTGGCCTACCCTCCTCGACGGCGTCGCAGATGCAGACCACTTCAGTCGCTGCGAAGGCGGCTTGAAGGAACCGCCGGAACTCGCTGGCTTGAGGATCGGGCGGGGTGATCGGCGACGGTCGCTTGAATGAGACCTTGGTGATATCGAATGGAGCGGTAGAGGGTGCGGATCCAGACTGAAGGAGATGGCCGGCTGGCTTGGAGTGGGACTTGGAAGCGGCCTCGCGGATCTTGTGGATGAGTTCGCGATCGGTCCACGGGGGCTGGCAGGATTGATTCCAGCTTGAGAGCAGGCCAATAGCGTCACCCTCGGATAGCTGGAAGCCGTGTACGAGGCCCACGGCGGCGGTGTAGGTAGTTGAGTGGCCGGACTGGCCAGAGACGGCTGGCGGCACCTTGGAAAGCCAAAGGGCCGCTCGTTGGAGCGGTGTCATGTCGTTGTTTGTTTGGGACCGATCGTTGGGGACTACTACTTCATTTTGTCGATCTTCATCAGTCGTTTGATGGCTTGGGTCTTGGCGGAGTAGGTTCCTATCTTCTTGGTGCTGGGCTTGGCGGCGTAGGGTTTGGCGGACTTGGCGGACTTAGCTTTCTTCATAGGGTTTGAACTTGGTGTGGAATTCCGAGGTAAGGCGAACGTAGATGTTGCTTCCTCTCTGATAGACAATGACGGGTGCTTTGAGTTCTGCGAGCCGATATTGGCCGACATGAAGGACTGTGACTACTACTCCTGGGTTGGTTCGATTGATGAACCGGGAGGTTGATTGAGCTGAGGGATTTTCCATATGCGACGTTCGACTGGTTCGGGGTACGCGATCCATCCTTTAGTGATGCCCCACTCGATTATCTGGGCTGACTGTTCGATCAGCCGGCGGTTCTC